GATGAAGCGGACCAAAATCAGCAAGCAGTCCTTCGAGGACTTCCGCAACCGCTACCGCCACATCAAGGTAGTGGTTGGGCACTCGGAGGAGGGCAAGCCCATCGAGAAGGCCGCGGGAGCCTTCTGGATTGATCACCCCCAGCGCCGCCAATATGAGACCATCGTGTTTGCCCCCGGGCAGGAGGTCGAAGAAGCCTACAACCTCTGGCGCGGGTTCGCGTGCGACTCCCTCCCGGGCGAGAAGCACATGCCCTTCCTGAACCACGTCCGCGACAACGTCTGCTCAGGGAACCCGGAGCACTACCACTACCTGGTCGGGTGGATGGCGCGGACGGTCCAGCACCCGGACGGCCCGGGCGAAGTGGCCGTGGTCCTCCGCGGTCGCCGCGGCACCGGCAAGTCCTTCTTCGCCAAGGTCCTGGGCGCGATGTTCGGGCGTCACTACCTCCAAGTCAGCGACTCGAAGCACCTGGTGGGCTCCTTCAACGCCCACCTCCGCGATACCGTCCTGCTGTTCGGTGATGAGGCTTTCTTCGCCGGAGACAAGAAGCACGAAAGCGTGCTCAAGACCCTCGTGACCGAAGAACACCTGGTGATCGAGGGCAAGGGCGTGGATGCGGAAGCGGCCCCGAACTATGTCCACCTGGTCCTCGCCTCGAACGAAGATTGGGTGGTGCCCGCGGGTCTGGATGAACGCCGGTTCTTCGTCATGGAGGTGGGCGAAGGCCACAAGCAGGACCACGCCTATTTCAAGCGCATCAAGGACGATCTGGACAACGGAGGACTTGAGCACCTGCTCCACTTCCTCCTGACCTATGACCTGAGCGCCTTCGAGGTTCGCCAGGTCCCCCAGACCCGGGCGCTGCAGGACCAGAAGATCATGAGCATGTCGCCGGAAACCCAGTGGATGTATGAGAAGCTGTGGGAGGGCCGGTTGCTCAAGACCGACCAGGACTGGCGGAACAAGGTGGTGAAGGACAGCTTGTATGACGACTACGTGAACGACCTCCGCGACCAGGGCCGGAACTTCCGCATGAGCCGCACCGGCTTCGGCAAGTGGCTTGCCCGGGCCTTCCCGGACGGCTGGCCGCAGTCGAAGCAGGAAATGGCGGAGATTCCATGGACCAATGAACACGGCTTCGAGGTGATGATCAAGAAGCGCGTGTACATGTACCACCTCCCCCCGCTGGAGCAGGTCCGGGCGCACTGGGACAAGAACTTTGGCGGCCCGTTCGAGTGGCCCAAGGTCGAACCGACCCAGGAGCCTCTGAAGGACGGCCCGAAGTCGGACAAGCCCCCGTTCTGAGGACGCCCCCATGAGCGAGACGCTGGAAGCAACGAAGCGGGAGCTGGAGGGGGCGGGGATCGCCTACACGGTGGAGCTGGGCCGGAGACACTACAAGGTCCGCTTCACCGTGAGGGGGAAGCCCCTGATGGTTACGTGCTCGCGGACTTCCTCCGACCACCGCGCGGCCCTCAACGCCCGCCTTCAGGTCCGGCGGGAAATCCGCCGCGCGCTGGAATTGACCTGAACCGCTTTACTTCTTCGGATTGACCCGCTATACTTCTTCACACGAGTTGAGAAATGAACCAACCCCAGATACTGACGCCGCGATTCGAGATTGGAAAGGAGCTGACCCATCATGAACTACAAGAAGCCTTCCGCCGCATACACGGGCACCCGATCCCGCGCGGCGCAAAACCGCAAGAAGTCGCACGAGGACTTGCTGCGCGAAGCCCGTTGCGATTCGAGTTTGAAGTCAATCGCCTTCGGGGCTATGCTTGGGACGCTGACGAGGTTGCGTGACCACGCCCGCTGGGCTGCTCCGCTCGCCTTCGCCGTCCTGCTGCTCTGGGGCCTGGCGGGGGCCTTTGCGGACTATCTGGACCGCCCGGAGGTTCATATCAGCTACCTGACCCGGGAGTGTGTGCGCGTGGTGAACGCGGACGGCTCCCCCGGATCGTGTGGAGCCCTCCCGGACCGCTATGAGCGAGTGTGGGTGGAGTAAGATTCTGTTTCAACAACCCTGAGAAAAGGAGTCACAACGTGATCATCTTCCGCAACAAGGGCGTCATCGACCCCAAGTCCATCACCACCTTCGGGGTCAGCTCGAAGGAGAACCCCGGGGCCATCGGCTTCTTCGGGACCGGCCTCAAGTACGCCATCGCCATCCTCCTCCGCGAGGGCTGCGACATCACCATTCACGCCGGGAAGCGCAAGCTGGAGTTCGGCATCAAGCGGGATCGCGTCCGGGTCGATGACTTCAACGTGGTCACGATGAACAACCGCCGTCTGGGCTTCACCACGGAGGTCGGCAAGACCTGGGAAGTGTGGCAAGCCTTCCGCGAGCTGTACTGCAACACGATGGACGAACGGGGCGAAGTGTTCGAGGCCAGCGAGGTCCCGGAAGTCGCCGCGGACGAAACCGTGATTGTGGTCCGGGGCGAGAAGTTCCTGGATGTCTGGGCCTCCCGCTCCGACATCATCCTGTCCAGCGAGCCTCTGGAGCGCCACGAGGCCGTCCACATCCATCCCGGCCCGTCGCACTTCGTGTACTACCGGGGCGTGCGAGCCTACCGGCTGGACAACCCCTCGCAGTTCACCTACAACATCCAGAAGAAGGTGGACCTGACGGAGGATCGGACCATCAAGTGGTCCTGGGACATCAGCGCCGCCGTCCGTCGCGGGCTCTGCGAGTCCCAACAGGCTCCCCTGATCAAGAAGGCCGTCACCGCGCCCAAGGCGACCTTCGAGCATGCGCTGGAGTTCGAGGGCGTGGAGCCGTCCAAGCCCTTCCTGGCGACCGTCTCCGAACTCGCCCGCAGCTTCGACTCCTCGCTGTCCCGCTCCGCGCTGAAGGCTTCGCAGGTCTGGATCATGGACCAGCTCCACGAGGAGGCGACCCCGATGCGCCTGAGCGAGCTGGAACGGACCCGGCTGGAGAAGGCCGCGGGCTTCTGCGAGCGGCTGGGCTTCGCCGTCCAGGAGTACCCGATCGTTGTCAGCGAGTTCCTGGGCGAGGAGGTCCTGGGCCGGGCGCATGAGGGCAAAATCTACATCAGCAAGCGCACCTTGATGATGGGGACCAAGATGCTGGCCGGGACGCTGATTGAGGAGTTCATCCACCTCCGCCACCAGCTGTACGATGAAACCCGCACCATGCAGAACTTCCTGATGGACACCATCGTGTCCTTGGGCGAACAGATCACCGGAGAACCGCTATGAGCCGCAAGACCACCATCCGTCTCACCGGAGACGCCCTGACCGCCGCCCGGGCCGTCCACGGCATCCACCAACAAGCCCACGCCCAGAAGGCGGAGCTGGAACGCGAGTTTCAGGAGCGACTGAACGAACTCGGGCGGGACGCCCAGGAGCAGATGAGCCGGGCCTGGCCGGTGCTCATGAACGCCGCGGACCTCCCGATGGAGGAGCTGGGCGAGTGGGAGCTGGACGCGAGCTATCTGGATGACCACGGCTGCGCCTTCCTGAGCAAGCGCGAGGCGGAGGACGCCCGCCCCTCCTTGGGCGACCTCCTCCAGTCCATGACGGCCTCGAAGCACTGACCACTTTACTTCTTCGGGGTCCGTGACTATACTTTCTTCACTGACCCCGAACCGAAGGAGCCCGATCATGAGACTGATGACCCTCGCCCTGGCCGTCCTGCTGCCGCTCGCCACGCAGGCGCAAGCGGAGGATCGCCCCCTGTACTCTGCCCAGGAGACGGTCCGCCGGGCGCAGGTCGGCAGCTTCTCGCCCCGTCTCGCCCCGCCGGTCCGCGTCACCGTACCGGCGGAGGCAGGAAAGCCGGACCCGTCCCGGTTTGAGCGCCTGGAGTGCCGCCAAGACCCGTCGCGGCCCCTGGGCAAGACTATTGTTTGCGAACCTCGGAGAACCAACTGAATATGGAAACCCAAGAATCAATCACCCGCTGGGCTGACGACACCTTCGGCCCGAAGCACCCCGCGGAAGTCGCCGCGCGGATGAACGTGGAGGTGGCGGAGCTGGTCGCGGGCCTCGCTACCGTCGCCGCCGTCCCGGTCGCGGACATGGACCAGGAGTTGGTCCAGGAACTCCAGAAGGAGTGCGCGGACGTGTTCATCATGCTCGCCCAGGTCGCGGAGAAGCTGAACGTGGACCTCCAGACCGTGGTGGACTACAAGATGAGCGTGAACCGCGACCGCGCCTGGGGACGGAGCCCGACTGGGAAGATGCAGCACGTGGAAACCTTCCTGGACCCCGGAAGCGGTCTGGAAATGGAGTTGGACAAGTTCTACATCATCAGCGACTCCGGCAGCTTCTTCACGGCGCAGGGTTTCGACTCCGCCGATCAAGCCCTGAACTGGGCTCAATCCGCGGACGGGATCGCCGCCGGGGCGCAGGACGCCGTGGTGCCGACCTTCCGGGCCGGGGGCTTCTTCGAGGGCCAGGACGGCGTGAACATCTACCTGGGCCGCGAGCTGCGCGCCTTCTGGAAAGCCAACCCCCTGTGCGAAGGAGAACCGGCATGACCACTACCATCCAGGGCGTCCAGGCCCGCCTCGGGCGCAACCCGGAGGACCCCCGCAAGTACCAAGTGACGGTCCTCGTGTACAGCCAGAAGCGCCCCGGCTTGAAGTCCTCCACGGACATCGACCCGGGCCAGTGCGCGAGCCAACAGCACCTCCTCCAGCTGATCGGGACGGCGGGAGCCGCTTGCGCGGAGTACCTGGGCAACAACTACGGGGACAACATCGACCCCGTGGCCGCGTCCCGGGACGCCATCCGCGCCTTCGGGGAGGAGTGCCGGCTGATGGCGGAACTCGCCAAGGACGTACCCGCGAAGCTGAAGCGCCTCGAAAGCAACGTGGCGAAGCTGTCCAACGAGAACCAGGAACAGTTGCGCCGCCTGCGCTACCTCGTGGACCACCAGGAACAGCTCCTGCCCAGGGAGGTCGCGTGGCTGAATCAGCGCCTCGGGGAACTCCACGGAGGTCAGCTGTGAAAGACCTGGACGAAGCGGCTCTGGCCGTTCTGTTCGAGGAGTACCGGCAACGCCTTCCGGTCGCGGACTGGGAGGAGTTCCTGGACATCGCCCGGGGCGTCCTCGCCTCGGAGCGGGTCCGCTGCCGGGTCCAGCGCCGGGAGTATTTTGTGGAGGACTACCTGGAAGCCGATCTGCGCCGCCACTTTGACACGCTGGCTCATCGGTTCGGCTCACCGGCCTTGGCGATCCCGGGGCCGCGACCGCTCCAGCTGAAGGAACTCCCGTGGTGGAGACGCCGGGCGCTGCTCGCCCTCCTCCCGAAGCCGGATGACGACAATCCCTGATGACACGGAGACGAACGATGATTGAGACCAACAACCCAGGCCACGGCTTCTTCGGAACCTACGCCCAGAAGAAGGGCGAGGAGGCCGCGCGCAAGGCTTGGGCCGTGGCCTTCGAGGCGATTGCCGCCGCGATCCCCTCCGCGAAGCCGGAGGAGGTCCGCAACTACCGGGACAGCGTGTATGGGCGCCACACCGCGGACGAAGTTCTGAACGGCACCCCGGTCGCCCGCCAGGTGGAGTTCCGCCGGGCTCGCCTCGTGCGCCACTTCGCAGAGATTCAACGCCAAACCGCCCGCGGGGCCTTCGAGGACTGATCATGATACCATTTGACCAAGTCGAAGCCTACGTGGGCGACTTCCTGAGCGAACTCCACGGACGGGGCCTGGGCGGGAACATCGTGAAGGACTCGCCCACCCAGCTCATCTACCCGGAGCGCGCCGCCTGGACCGGGGAAGCGTACCAGCTCGCCTTCCTGGGCGAGCCCGGGAACTACCACCTGGAGCTGCGCCGGATCGAAGGCGGGCACTGGGAGGCGATCCGCGAGGAGCGCGACCCGGACCGCTTCAACCTGCTGATCATCGACCTCTGCGTGAGGGAGGGCTGACGCCATGAACCAAGACCCGAACAAGCGCCCCAACGGGACGTACAAGCCCAAGGCGGAGCGGTTGCCGCCGGTGAACCTTGACGCGGCGATCCACGGGGGCCTCCGCCTTCTCGCCTTCGCCCTGTTCCGCCAGGCTATCGTGGAGGCTATCGTGGACCAGCGCGAGACGGCCCAAGGCATCCCGACCGGCGACGGCTCGCGGGCGACCTCCTGGGAGGAGCTGGAGCGGGTCCTGGGCAAGGAGACGGTGGACAGGATGAGGGCCGGAACTTGAAGGAGAACCGGGATTGGGAGCTGTGCTGGATCGTTCCGGGAGGTTCCCTTCAAACCAAGAAGGTGACGGGCTACGCCCGCGCCTGTCAGGAGGCCAAGAACCTCCGATTCAAGATGCGCAAGACCGAAGGAGTGAGAATATGGATCATGAGCGAGTTCTGAGCTGGCTGCGGAGCCTGTTCAGGCGGACGCCCGCCGCCCCGCCGCCGGAGTCGGGACCGATCACCTGGCCCGGAATGATGGCCCCGGGTTTCGACCAACAACCCCTACCGGAGAAACACCCCTTGGAACTTGATCACGAACAGTGGGGCAGCGTGGTGAAAAACGACTTCATCAGGACCTTCTTGGGCGACCGCCTGGGGTTCGGAGTCGCCCGCCAGGTGTATGCCCTCCACGGACAAACCGCCCTTGTGGCTAAGGTCGAAACCACCGCACAGTCCTTCCAGAATGTCGCGGAATGGCAGATGTGGCACGAGGTCCAATTCACCCCCTGGGCGCGCTGGTTCGCCCCGTGTCGCCGCATCAGCCCCTGTGGTATCGTCCTGATCCAGGAGCGGACGCGACCCCTGCCCCACGGCGAACTGCCGAAGGAGCTGCCCGACTTCTTCACCGACCTGAAGCCGGAGAACTTCGGCCTGATCGACGGGCAGGTGGTGTGTCATGACTACGCCCTCCACCTCGCCTCCTCGAACTGGTTGGGCAAGGCGAAGATGAAGAAGGTGAAGAAGGACGAATGGCGACTGCCTGACGAAGATTGACAACCCGACAGAAACGGAGAACAGACATGGAACATATCGACATGACGGACGCCGCTGCTGAGTTCATCGACAACCAAGGCGTGGCTGACTTCGCGGACGCGATGCGCCGCAAGCTGGAGAAGAAGCGGGCGGAGGGCCGGGGCGGTTGGCACGACCCCGACCAGTGTCAACTGGACACCCTCGCGGTGATGCTGCTGGATCACCTGGAGAAGGGCGACCCCGTGGACATCGGCAACTTCGCCATGATGTTGTACAACCGCGGCGACGGAGCGGACGGTCAGCCCTCCGTCCTCGGGGCGACCTTCCGCGAATGGCTGGATCACCAGCTCAAGGCCCGGGACATCGTCGCCTCGAACCTCCAAGCCGCTCTGGACAAGGCCGCGGCCCGGATCGCGGAGCTGGAAGGGATCGCCGGACGCCTCGAAGGCGAGCGCAACGAGGCCCGCCGGTCGCTGGACAAGGAGCGGGAGGTGTTCCGCAAGGAGCTGGAGGCGGAGCGGGACGCCCGCCGCCGGTCGGAGCTGAACCTGGCCCGTGCCCAAGGGTACATCGACCGCGTGACGGAAGGCGAACCGCCGCTGCCGGGAGTGCGCAACGAGGTCCATGAGCGGGTCGGACAGGTCGGGGTCAGCTACGTCAGCGGACCGGATCGCCGCGGACCGCGCCTTGACCTGGGCGAACCCCTCAGCGACCCCTATCAATTCCGCTGATGGCCCGCCGGAAACCCCGCCGCGGGGAGTACGTCTGCACCTGCGGGGCCTATCGGTTCCCGCACCGCTTCGGAGGCGGTCGCTGCTCGGGCTACTTCATCGCCGTGGAGCAGTGGGAGTCGCACTATGGGACCGGCGACTGCCGCCACTGTAACTGCCTCAACCGGACGGAGGCCGTGCCCTACTGCGAAGTGGTGGAGGGCGGCGAGTCGGTCCAGGAATGCCCCGTGTGGCAAGAGTTTGTACGATTCAATGAGATCAAACTGAAGAAGGAGAAGTGACATGAGTGACGACAACACGATGGACAGCGTGATGATCGACCTGGAAACGATGGCGACCGGCCCCAACGCCGGGGTCATTCAGGTCGGGGCGATCCCGTTCAACAGCCGAACCGGATTGGTGAAGCCGGACCTGTTCGAGGTGGACGTGGACCTCCACAGCGCCCTGATGCTGGGCGGCGAGGTCGATGCCTCCACGGTCCAGTTCTGGCGGGACCAGGGCGGACTCCAGCCCAAGCGCCCGCCGAAGGCGATGCGCTCCGCGCTGACCGACCTCGCCAGCTGGTTGGGCAAGTACCCGGACCTGAAGCGGGTCTGGGCCCAGGGGCCGTCCTTTGACGTCGCCATTCTTGAGGGTTACTATCGCCGGGCGGGCGTCCCGATTCCCTGGGGATACTCCATGGCCCGGGACACCCGCACCGTGTATGACCTGGCGAAGGAGCGGGGCTGGTCGAAGCCGGAGGGGGCGCAAGCCGTTCACACCAGCCTGGAGGACTGCCGCCGCCAGATCATCTGCCTCATGAGCGCCCTGAACGTCCTCCGGGGCAACCCTGAAGGAGAACCCAAGATTGGCTGACGAAATCGACTTGAGCAATGACCGCATCCTCCACGACACGGACCGCGAAGTGGCCCGGATCGCGGAGGCCGCGGCGAAGATTCCGCCCGGGGAGCCGGGCGACTGTGACCTGTGTGGCGAATGGAGTGGGAGGCTGGTGGGAGGAGTCTGTGCGCCCTGTCGGGACCGCCACAAGTTGCCGTGAATCGAAAAAAGTTGTCTGAGGGGGCTTTACTTCTTCGGGTGATTGGCACTATACTTTCTTCACGTTGAACAACTTGTAGAAATGGAGAACTGAAATGAGCCTGATCCTCCCGCCCCAGACCCACGCTGCCCGCGAACTGATCGACATGGAACAGCTCGCCTCGCTGGGCGATGTCCAGAACCGCATGAAGCTGCCGACCCTCCAGCAGGCCAAGACCTCCGCGGCCCGCTCCTTCGCCGGTGACCGCGCGATCCGCCGGATCAACATGCTGGTCCTCCGCGCAGACGGCTCCCTGGAGCTGATCGGCTTCGGACCTCGCGGAGGTCGCCAGACCCTCTGGAAGTTCGGCCAGCTGTGATCGACACGGGAGGGCTCAGGCCCTCCCCCACCCAAGAAAAGGAGCCTGATCATGTACAACATCCACAACCGCACCCTGAACCCCTCCACCTTCGTCCCCACCCTGTTCATCGGAGTCGGGGAGCTGGGCTGCTTCTTCACCCTCCGCGAGACGGAGCTGAAGGCCGTCCCGGGTCCTGGCCCCATGGGCAACGCCGTGGTGAATGGCGTGTATCAGGGCTCCTTCGAGGTCCGCAGCTACCACGTGAAGAACCTGAGCCAGGACCCTGACGAAGCCTTCGAGAAGGCCCAGGAAGCCTCTGAGCGCATGGGCCTGAAGCTCACGACCTCCCGCGACTCCCTGCGCGAGGAAATGAACGCGATTCACCGCGCCAACGCCGCGGAGCTGGAGCGCCGGGAGCGCGAGCGGAAGGAGCGCGAGGACCGCTGGGCCGCGGAACGGGCCGCTGAGGAGGAGGAGAAGCGCCAGACCGTCCTGGGCGGCAAGTTCGCCTTCGGACCCTACGCGGGCAAGGAGTTCCACGAGGCTCCGCGGGGCTACATCAGCTGGTTGATCGACACCCTCCCGGACTTCGAGGAAGGTGGCCTGATGCGCCTGACCGCCCAGGAGGTCGCCCGCCGGGTCCCGCACCTCGCCCTGCCGAAGCCGAAGCCCGACCTGTACGTGGGCGAGCCGAAGAAGCGCATGACCTTCGACGTGACCGTGGTGCGCCGCTACACCTTCGCCCGTGACGCCTGGAACGGCTACGGCATCGAGACGGTCCACATCATCACGATGATCGACCGCGCGACCGGGGCCTGCCTCGTGTCGAAGTCCGGGGCCTTCTACGCGGAGGAAGGCGAGGAGCTGAAGATCAAGGCCACCGTGAAGGAGCACGCGGAGTACCGCGGCCAGGCCCAAACCGTTGTCCAGCGGATCGCGGTGCTGGAGGAGTGACCGACCCCCGGCGGGGCTTTACTTCTTCGGGTCCCGCCACTATACTTTCTTCACATCAATCAGAAATGGAGAACACCAACATGAGCAAGATCGCCCCCAAGACCAACCTCCTGGAGGAGACCATCAACGAAGGTCGCCAGGACGTGACCGCCCGCCGCGTCCTGTCCCTGGGCGACTTCAAGGTGCGCCTCACGATCAAGTCCGACAGCTACGAGTTCCAGTCCTTCGCCCGGGCGGAAGTCTGGAACCCGGCGACCCTGAGCTGGAACCAGGTCCACTCCATCCACTACGCTGAAATGGCGACCCCGGAGGGCCTGTGCTACCACCCGAACAAGTCCGGCCTGAAGATCGCCCACTTCACCCGCGACTTCGACCGCCTGCTGACGATGGTCAAGCAGATCATCCTGTAACCTTGTAGAAAAGGAGCCCGCCATGGCCAACATGAGCTACTGCCGTTGGGAGAACACACTCAACGACCTCCGCGACTGCGCGGAACACGTGAACGACCCCCTGGGCGGATCGGAAGCCCGCGCCCGGGCGTCCCTCCTCGAACTCGCCGCGGACATGCTGGAGGAGGTCGGGGTGACCATCGACCGCCGCGAGCTGGACGAAGCCCTGAGCAACGCCCCGGGAGGTGAAGGATGAGCACCGAACTGATCAACCGCCCCCGGGAAGGCTACCAGCTGACCGGGTTCTATGGCGGAGACGCCCGGGGCTACTGCCTCCAGATCACGAGTGACCACGGCTATGTCCAAGTGACTCGGGAAGGAGCGGCCCGCCTCGCCGCGGACATCTTCCGCCACTTCCTGGAGGTTCCCGGACCGGCGGACGCCCAGGCGACCCTCGCCCGGGCCGCTCGCCTGTTCGAGGAGGCCCTGCCGAAGTTCAACTGGGGCGCGAGCGCCCTGGACGCCAACGCGATCCAGCTGCTCAACGAGGTCCCGGGCGAAGTCCGCGCGGCCCTGAAGTCCTGCGCCCTGTGCGGAGGGGAAGGCCACACGGCCCCGAACTGCCCCTGGGCGAAGGAGGGCGGAGCATGACCCCGCCCAACACCCCGCCCGACCGCCGCGTGCGGTCCATGACCTCCTCCGTGGGCACGACCCGCGACGGCTACCTGGTCCGCCAGGTGGTTGTTGAGTGCGAGGACGGCACGCTGTGGCGACTCTGCGACAATGAAGCCGGGACTGATCACTGGGTCCGGCTCCCTTCCATACCGTCAAGGAACTGAATCATGAAGAGACTGATCAAGCACTACTACGTGGAAATTGCGGACGGCTCCGGGATCATCGGAGCTGCCGACAAGTTCGAGTCGAAGGAACTGGAGGTGATCGGGGAGAACTCGCTGAACCTCGTGGTGAACGACCTCCACTTCACGACGATCCGCAAGACCTCCGACAAGTACAGCACGTGTCTGAACCGCCCCAGCATCGGAATCAGCGTGCGCGATAGCGTCTGGGGGAACCGGATCACGTACAGCTTGTACACGGAGAAGCGGAAACGGGCCGCGACGATCCGCAAGGAAATCGAACGGGCCGTGAATGACAAGTTGGGCTTCTTCCTCCAGGGCCTGGACCTTTCCGTGGTAAGGGACTGAACTATGTCACTGGCTGAGTTCGAGGACCGCGTGGCGGGCATCCCCTGCCTCATCGTGGTCACCTACTGGGAACCCTACGTGCCCGCGAAGGTGAGCGGCCCGCCTGAATACTGCTACCCGGCGGAAGGCGGGTGCGGTGAATGGGAAGTCCGCGACCGCCGCGGACGCCCCGCCCCCTGGCTGGAGCGGAAGCTGACGGACGCGGAGCGCGAGCGGATTGATCAACTGGTATTTGACAAGATGGAGAATGATTGATGAAGCAACGCCTGCTCAAGCGAGCCCAAGAGCGCATCTGCCGCCGCCTCCGCGCCCGCTTCACGATGGTGAAGCCGGAGCCGGTCCAAGGCATGTTCAACTTCCGCTGCCACGAGAACTGCGTGGAGTACGTCCGCCGCCACCCGGAGGAGAAGCTGGCCGTGGTGGAGACGATCTACATTGACGGCGGCGAGCCCATCCTACACTACCTGGTCCACGACCCCGCCGCGGGCCGCTACCTCGAAGTGACCCTGGGCTGGCGGGCGGAGCACCTGGAATACTACGTTGTCAGGA